CAGGTATAGGAAGTATATTTAGCAGTACAGATAATGAATTGTTTATAACAGGATTGCAGATTGAAACTGGTGATGTAGCTACACCTTTTGAATATGAAACTTTTGAAGCTAGTTTAGCTAGATGCCAAAGGTATTTTTATGCTCCTGTAACAAAAGCTGGTGGCGATCATTATTTTTCTAATGGTTGGCAGTATGATGCTAGTAATGTATTGGGTCTTATATTTCATCCAGTACAAATGAGAACAAGTCCAACAGTAATTAGTGCTGATGGAACTAATTATTTTTCTTTTTATCGTAATGGTACAGCAGACCATTTTAATGATGTTGTTTTAAATGCAGGCAATGATAAAGCAACTTCAATTATAAACGCAACTGATATGAGTGGCACGGCTGGTCATTCTGGTGGTATGCTAGCTAGTGTTAATGCTTTCGTTTTTTTAAGTGCAGAATTATAGGGTTTATTATGAACATAAAAAAAACAATAACAAATGCAAAATATAGAAAAGCTATAGGCACAGATACAATAAGTTGTGTTGCTTGTGAAATAGATGGACAAAAAAGTTATGTTCCACTAGACGAAGCTAATACAGACTACGCTGAAATCAAACGACAAGTTGATGCAGGTGAACTGACCATAGAAGATGCAGACTAAGTTATGTCATTTTCGTCTGTAGCTTTTTCTCAAACACCATTTGGAGCATCAGGAGATGTAACAACTTTTGTTTTAGGTGTACAAGGAACAACGGCACTAGGCTCAGTTTCGGCAATAGCATCATCAGCTGCTCAGAACCTAACAGGTGTAGGTGCAACACTTTCAATTGGAACAGTAACAACTACTGTTATTAAAGTTGCTGATGATGTATCTGCTACGTTCTCTGTTGGAACAGTATCACTAACAGCAACTGCTAACCCTACATTATCAGGTGTAACTGCCACAGGTTCAATAGGAACAATTACTGCTACAGGTGTTCAGTTTAATTTTGAAGCAGTTAAAGATCAGTTTGATATATCAAGAGTAGTATATGTTAAAGCAAAAAGCACAGCAGATGAAAGAACAGTAAACGTAAAACAAGAAATAAGATTAACATTTGTAGCAAGACAATCATCATCAGATGATAGAACAATAAGAATAGCAGCATAGAGGAGTTAAGTTAAATGTCATTCAGATGGCCCATTAAAGACCCTGATGAACAGTTAGATTATAGTGTAGATTGGTCTAGATTTTTAGGAACAGCTACTATTAGTAGTGTTGCGTGGTCTGTAAAGTCAACAGAGTTTGCTACAGAAACTACACTAGCTAGTGGGCAAACTTTTGCTACTGCATCTAGTAGTGCGACTTCTGATACTATTCAAAACGTATCCCAAACTAATACAACAACTGTTGCAACAATAAATATTGCAGGTGGTACTGCAAATAGAGAGTACACATTCTTTTGCTCTATGACTGATAGTACAGGTAGTACTGCAAAGAGAAGTGTTAAATTAGCTGTGAGAGACAAGTAATGGCATATAATTTTTTATCAATAGTAAATGACGTAAACAGAAGATTAAACGAAGTAGAGTTATCATCAACTAACTTTGCTACTGCATCAGGTTTTTATAATCTAGCTAAAGATGCAGTCAATGCTTCTATAAGATACATCAACCAATCAGAATACGAATGGCCCTATAACCACGTGCTTCAAGAAGATACGTTAACAGCAAGCACAGCTAGATATCCTTTTCCTGATGATGCAAAGACAATTAACTTTAGAAGTTTTAGAATAAAAGAGAACACTACACTAGGTAATCAAACTATGAAGTTAAAAGAACTTGCATATAATGAGTACTTAGAAAAGTATGTAGACCAAGAATATAAAGCTGATCCTGTTAAGGGGTTGCCAAGATTTATTGTGTATGCTCCATCACTAGAGTACATACTACAACCTTTGCCTGACAAAGCATATGAGTTAGTTTATGAATACTATAGAATAGCCGTGGAGTTAGAAAATCATAATGATGTACCAAATGTACCTGAAAGGTTTAAACATATTATTGTAGATGGTGCAATGCATTATGCTTATTTGTTTAGAGGTAATACGCAAGATGCTGTTGTAGCAAAAGAAAAGTTTGATGAAGGAGTTAAACATATGCGTTCTCTATTAATTAACAACAACTACATATATGTTAGATCATATATGACACCTATTATAGGTGGTAGAGGTAGAGTTGGAACATCACTATCAACATCAGGTTCATCATTGGATTCTTTATAAATGCCGACTACATGGAAAACATATCCCTTAGAGTTTAAAGGTGGGTTAGTATCTAACCTGTCTCCACTACAGCATGGTATGCAACTTCCTAACTCAGCTAGAGTATTGAGTAATTTTGAACCATCTGTTCAAGGTGGGTTTAGACGAATAGAAGGTTTTCAAAAGTTTGATGACAATCAAGTACCACCATATGGTGAACCTAAAGTATCAACAACAGTAGCATCAGGTGGTAGTAGTATAGTTTTAGCAAATATGTTTTCATCTCCTAGCGTAGGTGATACATTTACAGTAGCAGGTAATGCACAAGTGTATACAGTTTCATCTGTAGACACAACAGACCTAACAGCAAACAAAAGAGTTACAGTAGGTTTTACACCTAACCTTGTAGCAAATGCAACAGATCAAGTAGCTGTTACTTTTGTAACAGGTTCAGGAGATATAGAAGGTGTAGCATCTTTTGAAGATACAGTAGTTGTAGCAAGAGGTGGTAACTTATTTAGATCAGCAGGCTCTGCATCTAATTGGACTAGAATAAATACACCTGTATATGGAACAGTGCTAGTAAATGCAGGGTCACAAACAGGTACAACATTAGCTATTGATGGCTTAACTGCCGCACCTCAAGCAGGTGACACATTTACAGTAGCAGGTATAGCAAATGTTTATACAGTAACAGCAGATGCAACTGTATCGTCAGGTGGGTCAACAATAAATATAAATCCTGCCCTTGCAAGTTCTCCTGCTGATAATGCAGCAGTTACATTTTTATCGTCTGATAGATCATTAATGTCAAAGCACAGATTTGCTACATTTAATTTTAATGGTACAGAAACTTTAGTTGGTGTAGACGAAATAAATAAACCTTTTACTTTTGACGGATCAACTTTTAATTCAATAGATAATGCACCTTCAGATGTTATAGGATCAACGCATGTAGCAAACTTTAAAAACCATATAATGTTTGCAAAAGGTTCTAATATAGTGTATACTGCATTATTTAGTTCAGATGATTTTACTGCTGCTTCAGGTGCAGGAACAATAAATGTTGGTGATATAATTACAGGCATTGTTGTATTTAGAGAACAGCTAATTATATTTAGTGAAAGAAGAATACAAAGACTTGTAGGTTCATCAGAAGCAGACTTTCAACTACAACCTATTACGATGGACATTGGGTGTGTTGCACCTGATACAATACAAGAAATAGGTGGTGACATTTTATTCTTAGGACCTGATGGTATAAGGTCATTAAGTGCTACAGATAAGATAGGTGACTTTGGTTTAGCTGTTACATCTAAACAAATACAGGATGAAGTAACAAACTTTGTAAATAGAAACACATCATTTTCAAGTTTAGTTATTAGAGAAAAAAGTCAGTATAGAATATTTGGTTTTAACCGTAGTATTACTGCAACCTCTTCTCAAGGTCTAATGGCTACACAATTACAAGAAGGATTAGCTTGGGGTGAGCTCAGAGGTATAAGAGCATTTGTAGCAGACAGTAATTACAACGGCACGTCTGAATTAATTGTGTTTGCACATACAGATGGGTACGTATATAGAATGGAAGATGGTAATAGTTTTGATGGTAGTAACATAATATCTACATTTGCTACACCTTTTTTTCCAATTACTGACCCTAGAGTTAGAAAATCTTTTTATAAGATGTTTTTATTTACAGACCCACAGGGTAGTTTTAATTCTAACTTTTCTTTAAAGTATGACTTTGCTGATCCATCTGTAATACAACCTGCAACTAAAACAATATCTAATACATCAGTTGCAAGTGAACAAGCCATATATGGTAATGTGCAGTTTGCTCATGGTGGATTAGTAAATAACGGAAGTGATTATAGTTCAGGTGTTACTACTATTGCAGTAGATAATTTATCTACATCTAACTTAATTGCAGGAGATACATTTATAATTGCAGGTCAAGGAACAGGGTCAGGTGCTAGTTTTGTACACACAGTATTTACATTATCATCCACACCCTCTATAACAAACAATGCAGGTAATTTAACTTTTAGTCCTGCAACACCTTCTAGTTTAGATGACAACACAAAAGTATCATTTAAAACTGTAAACTCTGTAGGAGCTTCAACATATGGTGGGGAAAGTTTAAAAAGTATATTTGAAGAACAGACTACAGGATCAGGATTTACAGCATCATTACAATTTGAGTCAGAGTCTACAGATGCTCCATACTCATTAGATGCTGTTACATTAGAATACGCAGAACATACACACTCATAGGATTTATTATGGCAGGTTACTCAAGAACAGATACGACAAACAATATAGCTGATGGTAATATTATTAATGCTTCAGACTTTGATGGAGAGTTTGATGCAATAGCTACAGCTTTTGGAACGTCAGGGCATACACATGATGGCACATCAGAAAATGGTGGAGCTATAACTAAGATAGGTCCTGCTCAAGACCTTGTAGTTTCAGCTTCTCTTGTCACACCAAAAACAACAAACACATTAGATATAGGAACAGACTCATTAGAGTTTAAAGATATATACATAGATGGTACAGCTTTTATTGATGGATTAGGCAGAGACATACTTGTAGCTACAGATAAAAAGATACAGTTTAGAGATGATGCAATATTTATAAACTCATCAACAGACGGTCAATTAGATATAGATGCTGATGGTGAGCTAGAGATTACTGCACCTATTGTAGATATTAATGCAAGTACAAGAGTAGATGTGTCAACAGATTTATTAGTAGGAGATGATCTTGTATTAGGTTCTGACTCAGCAGTACTAGGTTTTGGTAATGATACAGATACAACTTTAACACATACAGATGGAGTAGGCTTAACACTTAACAGTACAAACAAATTAACCTTTGGAGATGTGGCTACTTTTATACATCAAAGTTCTGATGGTGTAATGACAATTGATGGTGAGGTTACTATTGATCTTAATGCATCTACAGCAGTAACAGTTAGTAAGGACCTTCAGTTAAATAGTGATGGTGCTGTATTAGGTTTTGGTGTTGACAATGAAATAACTATTACACACGTAGCAGACATAGGTTTACGCTTTGAAGATAGTGATAAGTTAATGTTTGGTGCAGGTAGTGACCTACAAATATATCACGATGGTAGTAACTCATATATTGACGATGCTGATACAGGTGGGTTAATAATTAGAGGTAGTGCTATTACCCTAAAGAAATATTCAGGTGATGAAACTATGGCATCTTTTACAGCAGATGGTGCTTCTATTATTTACCATGATAATACAGCAAGAATAACTACGACTGCTACAGGCATTGAAACATCAGGAAATCTAACAGTAGGTGAAAACTTAATTGTAAATGGTACAACAACAACTGTTAACAGCACAACTGTTACAATAGATGATCCTATATTTACACTAGGTGGAGATACTGCACCCGGAAGTGATGATAATAAAGACAGAGGTATAGAGTTTAGATACCACACAGGTTCAGGAGCAAAGGTTGGTTTCTTTGGATTTGATGATAGTGCAGGTAAATTTACTTTTATACCTGACGCAACTAATTCTTCAGAAGTATTTTCAGGTACGGCAGGTACAATTGTAGCTACATTTGAAGGTAATATTACAGGCAATGTAACAGGTGATACTACAGGTGTACACATAGGTCAGTTAAAGAAAACTGCAAGCGATACAGCTTACACATTTCCTGCTTCACCTACCAATGGCTACTATCTACAAACAGATGGAAGTGGTGTACTATCTTGGGCAGCTATTTCAACAACAGTAAATAACGGAGATTGGTCAGGAACAGACTTAGCTGTAGCAAATGGTGGTACAGGTGCTTCTAATATAACAGATGCAAGAGCTAATTTAGGAGTAGGCACAAGTGATGACGTACAATTTGACTCATTTGGTGTGGGTACAGCAGCAAGTGGTACAACAGGTGAAATTAGAGCAACCAATAATATTACTGCTTACTACTCGTCTGATGAAAGATTAAAAGAAAACATTGTAAATATACCAAATGCACTTGACAAAGTTATGGATATAAATGGTGTAGAGTTTGATTGGTCAACTGAATATATGGAAGCTCATGGTGGTCAAGATGATTTATTTAATCGTAAGCATCAAGTAGGTGTCATAGCTCAAGAGGTAGAAAAAGTATTACCTGAAGTTGTAGCAGATAGACCTGATGGATATAAAGCAGTGCGTTATGAACAATTAACTGCACTATTAATAGAAGCAATAAAAGATTTAAAACAAGAACTAGATAATCATAAACAAGGGTGTAAATGCCATGCCACTTAGTTATTCATCAGGGCAAGCAATAAGTTTTAGTGCTGTAAGAAATTATCATGGTGGAAGTGGCACTGTAAGTATGAGAGATTTTGCAATAGGGGGGTCATTAATCTATAAACCAACTTCCGAAGCAGGATCAACAGAACAAGGTTTTAATAATCTTCCGACACAATCACAATTAGATGCAGGATCAGATAGTATTAATGTTAATGATGATTTAAGAACTACATATCTTAGATATACAAATGCACAAGTTTCTTATTCAGATGCTGGTTCTTCAAGTGGTATCAGTGCTAGATCATGGACAACTAATCCATCAAATACAGGAACTCAAAGTGGGTATAGTCAAAATTGGTCTTCATCTGGAGCTTCACATTTAGAGTATTATCTTGCATATGCCATTGCATGGAATGGTGGTAACGATAGTAGTTATGGTGCTGGTGGTTTAATTGATTTAGACCTACAAGTTAACACTTCAGGTTTTTACTATTTTAAATTTCAAAGTGGTGGAAATGGATCGCATACACATAACTTTCAAGTAACAGGTAGTGGTCTTGCTTCAGGACAATCGGCTTTAAACTACAATGTTGTTACTCCTATGAATGGTTATGCTGACACTGGTTGGATAAGAACAGAATTAGATGCAAATTCAACTTTTACAATATCTGCTCAACGCACAGCTACAACTTCAGCAGGATTAAATGCTGGCATTGTACGTTTTATGCCAAATGGAGACATAGATGATTCTAGTAAAGGTAGTAACTATAATCATATGTACAGTTAAGGATAAACTATGGAAATAAACCCTATACTATTTTGGAATGGAATACTTACAGTCGTAATAGCTCCTGCTATATGGGTCTTTCGTGGTATGTTCATGGAGATAAAAAGACTTGACATACTGTTGAATAAAACAAGAGAAGAGTACGCAAAGCGTGATGACGTTAAAGAAGATATGCATGTAGTAATGGATGCACTTCAAAGATTAGAAGATAAATTAGATAAGATATTAATAGGTAAATAATTATGGCAACTTTTAAAGCATTTAAACCTGAAGCGATGCAACGTATTGCACGTTCAATGGGTCACACGGGTGACATGAATCAGTTTGAAAACTTCTTAATGGCTAATCCTGAGAAGAGTGCAATGATGCGAAACTACAATGCAAGAGCTATGCAGATGGCTGAAGGTGGTGTAGTTAAAAAGATGCAAGAAGGTGGTGATGTAGACCCTCAAGATTTGGTTGGTGGAACACAAGATGGAGCAGACCTACCTGCTGATGCTCAAGGACTTGACCCATTTGAAAAACTAGATAACGATAAAAAACAAAGTAACATTATGGATGATACAATAGGTAACATCAATGATCCTAAGTTACCTACAGACACTAAACTAGAACCAAAAAAGATAGAACAAGACCCTAATCAAATAATTGATAGAGGTACAGGTCAAGTTGATGAGAACAAACCAAAAGTAGAAGTAGAAAAAGGAGATACTACAGTAGCTGACCCTGCAAAAAAAGTAGAAGCAGAGACATACGATCCAACAAAAGTAGGTGATGCACCTAAAGCAGAAGCACAACAAACAACTGTTACTGAAGAGATGAAGATTAAAGCTGCTCAAGGTACAATGTCTGAAGAAGAAAAGAAGGCATATGCTGATGCCCTTATGGCAGGACAGGCACAAGTAAACAAAGAAGCAACTGTAATGGGTCAGTTAGAAATGCTAAGTGCTCAAGCTGAAGATGGTCAGATACCATCCTATGCTACAGCGGCAGTAAGATCAGCAATGAGTGCTATGGCTGCTCGTGGATTAGGTGCTAGTAGTATGGCTAGTGGTGCAGTATTTAATGCAATACTAGAGTCACAGTTACCTATAGCAAAAGCAGATGCACAAACATTTGCACAGTATGGTTTAGCCAATGCATCAAACGCACAACAAGCTACCCTTGCAAAAGCTGCGGCTCTATCTTCACTTAATATGGCTAATCTAAGTAACAGACAACAAGCGGCAGTAGAAAACTCTAAAACATTTTTAGCTGTAGATTTAGCTAACTTAAATAACAGACAGCAGACAGAGATGTTTAACACAAAAGCACAGCAAGATTTTATGTTGTCCGATCAGGCTGCTGATAATGCGGCTAAACAATTTAACGCTACATCAAAACAACAAGCCGATCAATTTATGGCTAATCTTGCAAATAATATATCACAGTTTAATGCATCACAAACAAATGCTATGGAAAAGTTTAATGCAGGTGAAACAAATGCTATGGCTAAATTTAATGCACAGCTAGAAGATCAACGTGAACAATTTAACGCACAGAATAAATTAGTTATAGAACAGTTTAATGCTAAATGGAAACAGCAGGTAGCTACAACAGATACTGCTGCACAAAACTATGCAAATGAATTTAATGCAAAAGCATTGCTAGATATATCTAATACAGCTTACTCTAATATGTGGTCACATATGGGTGATCTTATGGAGTGGGCATGGACAAGTGGAGAGAATGCAAAGTCTAGACTACATGAACTAACTCTTGCTGAGATGGATGCTAAGTTACAGTCTGAACTCGCTCATCTTAAATTAGATGCAGAAGCAAGTGGTGCTATTGGTGGCTTTATAGTTGATATGTTTACAAGTCCTCTTGCAGGTTCACTTGCAGGATCAATGTTTGGAGTAAAGTGATGAGCACAATAGGTAAAACAAAAGCAGCCGAAATGGCATACAGAAAAATACAGATGTTAAAAGCACAGATGTTGCAAAGAGATTTTAATCCTGCTGATGACTACAAAGGTTCTCTTATGGGCAGGTCAGAAACTAGAAGAGAAGGTAGAATGGACAACATGGAAAAGCAGGATGAAGAGATGATGAAACTAGTAAACATAACATCACGTATTGAGCAAGGGTTTAAAAAAGGAAAAGAATAATGGCATTACAACCACAACAAGTACAAGCACAGCAAAGATTTAGAGGACCTGTTCCGGGACAGGCTATGACGGCAGGGGAAAAGAGTAGACCTTGGTTTAATCCTGCTAAATATAATACTGTTGAAGATGCTATGGAGTTTTATTTAGAAACACTTTCAAGTGAACAACAGTCAATAAAACTATTAAGTGTAATAAAGAAAGGCATTCCCTTAACGTCCTTATCAGAAACTATCACAACAGGTGGGGTGATGGAAGGTTTACATACTATTGATGTAGCTCTACTACTAAATCCCATTCTTGTAGAATTTATGAAAGGTCTATCTGAGTTAGCTAAAGTAAAGTACACACTAGATGGTTCTATTCCAGAAGAACAACAGGTAGATATGTCAACAGTTAAGAGTGCTATTGAAGAAGAGTTAAGCAGTAAAGAACCTATGGTTGAAGCTATAGGACAAGAGATACGTAAGGATAAAATGGGCTTAATGTCAAGGGTTAAAGAGGAGAAATAATAATGCGTTTTATGTTTGGACAAGCACTAGCAGGTGCAGCAAAAAGAGGTTCTCAAAGATTGCAAGAGCTTGAGACTAGAGCTTATCAAGTTGCTGATAGAACAACGCAAAGACTAATTAATAAATATGATGAGTGGGATGCAAAGACAAAAGCTAGTAAAACAGCTTATATGAATGCGGCTAGAAAATTAAAGAACTTATCTAATTTAAATTTAGACAACGGACAAATAGAAAGAATTTTAGCAGGTGGTTTAGAGGGTGCTGAAAATTTTATTAAGGCATATGAGAATGATAAGAGATTACAGTTTACTGCATTTGATAAAGAACAAAAAAACAAACCACAGTTACCGTCTTCTATGATGCCTGATGAAACAGCAGACTTTGCTATACCTAAACCTCAGTTTGAATACAACAAAGATATATTTTTAAATAAGTTTTTTACTAGATCAGATGATTATCTAGCTGCAAGTGAAGATGACAAAAAGAAATTTGGAAGAGATTTAAATATGCAGTCTGATTTGTATGCACAATCACAGAATCCTTTTACTGCATTTGATACATTAGATAGAGAAGTGGGTCAAGTTGCAGAGGATACTAAATCTATATCAGGTTTTGGTATACCTGAAAGTTATCTAGAGTCAACTGTTATGAAACAGTTAAGAAGTAATAAAATAACTGCTCCTGAAAAAATAGTTGGAACACTAGGAGAGAATACAGGATATGCTCCTTTAAATTATGATATGTTAGACTCTACTGTTAAAGCAGAAATAAGTGCGAACAATTTATCTGAACAAGTAAATAAAGAAAATTTTAAAAAGCTAAAAGAAGAAAATAAATATATGGCACTTATGAACCCACTGCTATTAGTAGAACAGAACTTAAAGGTGGAAGGATTACTAACTACAAATGCTTACAATAAAAATAGACTAGAACAGTCAACGATAGAATTAAATATAGCAAAATTAAAAACTGTTGATTGGGCTAAAGCAGAAATGGAGAGGGCTAAAAAAATACAAGAACTTGAAATAGCCAATAAAGAAAAACAATTAAAACCAAACACTGTAATGGAAGCCATCTATGATTTTAATGATCAGCTTACTTATTGGGGTGTAGAACTAAAGAAAAATCCTAACAGCGAAGAAGCCCAAAGAAATATAGGTATTATAAATTCACAGATGGACAAGCAATTCTTACTACTTGCTAGAATGAAATCAGCAGAGAAGAATGAGAGAAATGCTGCAACTCTAACAAATTTTTATGACTTTCAATTAGATGTAGCTAGAACAAAAAATGGACATGTCTCTGCTATTTCAGAATCAACAGACCCAACAAACCCAATGGCAGCATTAGCAGTAACAGAAAGAGCACATTACTTAGTTCCTGATCCTACCGATCCTAGTAAGATGATAAAGTTATATGAAGGAACTGTAGAGTACAATGAAAAAGATAACGAGTTAAGAAGGCAGGTTGAGCTAGGTATATTAAAAGCTACTGGTGAAATTGGTGGAGATGGTATATGGATTCCAGATGATTTAAATGATAGGGGTCTTAGACTTTTAGTTAGTAGCTTTGATCTTACAGAAGACTATGGGGGTGGCGATTATACAAATATTGATGTAGATGATTACACAGATCAATTTGCACCAACAGCAGAAAAAATAGCTATGGATTTAACTAACCAACCAAATGTAACCAAAGAAAATGTTGTAAAAAATATAATGAAAATAGACAGAGGTTTAAGTTACACAGACGCTGAACAAATGGTAAATGATGCTTTTAGTATTTTAGAACGAAGCGATTTAACTCAAGCGGCTCAACAGATGTATGCAAGTGATCCCTCTGTTACTGCACCTTCTAACATAATTCCAAATAAAGCAGGATATAAACCGACCAACAAAAAACATACGGTGTCCGTGGGTGGAATGTCACAGACATTTGACGTGTTTGAAAAAGATGGTGAGAAATTTTTCTTACAAGGTAATGAGTACTTTCCTGTAGATGAAAGTAAAAAAATTACTAAAACAAAAGAGTTTAGTATAGATAGTTGGAAAAATAAAAATAAATCTTTTGTAAAAAATTTACAGGGAAAGTATAACAGAAGCAATGATAAAGAGACAATGAAAAAAAATATAATTAAGCAGTTGCAACAATCTATTATTGGGTCTGGTAAATTAAATGAGACTCAAGCTAAAGCAGTAGCTGATAACATTCTAGGATAACATGGCTGAATTTAAACCTTATTATACTATTAATAAAACACCAAATACTTTTGGTTTTAGTAATAGAACGACTACACCCTCATCAGAATTTAAATACTATGGTGGTAAAGCACCATCTGCAAGTTATTTAAAAACAACAGACAAAGAAGAAGAGGAAAAGAAAAAACAAGATAAAACTTTTTCTCTTGACACGAGTGCTAACATATCTTCAATAGAAGACTTTGCTGAGAATGAAAATGTTATGTCAACACTAAGTGACTACATGTATTCTAGAAAAGGTGAGGGTGGACTACAAGAAGAAGACGAAAACAATACAGAGTATGTTAGAAGATTTTTAACTCATATGAGAAGAATGGAAAATAACAGTGTAGGTATGATGGGTGAGATAGATTACCTAAGAGTAGCTAGTGATGACGAAAGAAAAAGGCTAGGCTTTTTATATGATATATATAATAAATTACCTAGTGCAGGAGAAGAAGGTGGAGATACTGTAAGTAGAGCAGTAAAAGATGTAGTTAAGTCTATAATTCTTGATCCAATTAATATTGTAGGTTTTGGTGCGGCAAAAGTAGGAACTTCTGTAGTGGGAAAGATGGCACTAAGAGAAGGACTAAAAAGATTTGTACCAAAAACAACTATGTCTAAGGCAATAGTAGGTGGTGCATTAGGTGGTGCTGCATATGAAGGCACGTTTAGTTTAGGTAAGCAGGACATACAAAGAAAAGGTTATGTAACTGATGTTGATACAGGAGAACAAAGAACACCTGAAGATGATATTAGTTTAGCTGAAGTTGGTTTTGATTCTATTATAGGTGCTAGTATTGGTGCAGTAGCTACCCCTGCAATCATTACTGCAGGAAAAGGTGCAAAGAAACTGTTTGGTAGGTCTGTATCTGAAAAACAAACATTAACTAATTTAAGTGAAGAATCTGTAGGAGCAGTTGACCCAATTGACGGAGCACTTACACCTGCCGAAAGAACATTTATAAATCAAGCAGCTGACCTTGGTGTTATTGCTCCTGAAGATAAGATATTAAAACAAACTAAGTTTAAACCTAAGAAAGCAAAACAAAAAGCTGATCAACAACTTATGCCACCAAGTGAACAGTTTTCTCTAGCATCAAAGCCTGTTGTTGACGGTAAAGTTTTAGTGGATGTATCTAGAAGAGTAGATACTATAATGAAAAATATATTAGATGATCCTGACCCACTAGCTAAACCTGTAAGAGAAAAGTTTGTAAGAGACAGAAAGAAAAAGAAAAAAGTTAGTGATACTATACTAACTCTAGTATCTAATATAGAAGCAATAAATGAAGATGTTTTAGATAGAGCTCTTGTTAAAGCAGGTGTTTCTACAAAAGATTTTTTAGATTTCTTGTCAGCTACACCTGACTTTGCACAGATACAGAGATTAGGAAAAAGAGAAGCTGCTCAAACTATTTCAGGTGCTGAATCTAGTATAGGTAAAATGTTATCTAAGCTAGGAAAGTTAGACCCTGAAGTGCAGAAGAAATTAGATGATCTTGTGAGATCAGAAGATGGTGTAACACTAGGCTATAGTGCATTTATGAATGGCTTAAAAAAATTAGATAGAAATCGTAGGGCATTAATGACGTCTCAGTTAGCAACAACTGCAAGAAATGCGGCAACAGGTTTGTCTGTTGTAACTTTTGATACACTTGCTAACACAATGGAAGCTACTATATATCATGCAGGTAATGGATTTTTAAATAGATTTAGAAAAACTGAGAATGCTGTTAACGTAGGGTTCAAAGATTGGTGGGATGATAGCTCTGGATTGTTTAGAAAATTTATATCACAAGGATTGTTTGAACAAGGTGGTACAGATGCATCTGAATATTTATTAAGGCACAACCCTAAGATACAGAAGCTAGTGTTTCGTACTATTGGAGATGTAGGTCCCGATGAAAAGGAAACATTGTATGGTATATCTCGTGCTGCAAATGCACTTAACCTAGCAACGGACGCTATGTTTAGAAGAGCTTTCTTTGCTGATTACGTAGTTAAAAAACTACGTAGAACAGGAGCTCTGAAGCAAGTTATGGAAGAGGGTAAAGATGTTCCAACAGAATTATTACAAGGTGGTATGGAGTATGCATTAAAGAATACCTTTGCTTATATGCCAAAGCAAGGTCCAGCACATCACTTTGTAAAATTTGTAGAGTCATTTCCAATGGTTCCAGTAATTGGTACAGGAGAGTTTCCCTTTGCTAGGTTTATGGCAAACGCTATGGGATTTCAATTAAGGTACAGTTTTCTTAATGGTATTTATGGATTAATGCAGGGAGCTTTTTTAGGTGGAGCAAAGGTGCTTGGCAAGAAAGTAAATGCTAAAGCTACACAAGAAGCAAGAGACAGAATATCTCAGGGTATGGTAGGATCAGCAGCATTAGCCGCAGCTTTTTATATAAGACACAAGAATCAAGACACTAAATGGTACGAGTTAAAAGGTGATAGTGGTAGACTCATAGACGTAAGACCTTTCTTTCCTGCCGCACCATACTTTATAGTGGCAGATATGTTATATAAAAAATTTATAACAGACGACTTTGACAAATTAAATCCAAGAGATTTTATAGATGGTTTTACAGGTGCACAGTTTAGAGCAGGTGCAGCGTCATATACAGTGGATAAATTCTTTGAAGTTATAGGACAAGAAGATGGTGGATTTGCTAACATAGGAAATGAAAGATTATCAGAGCTAGTGGGTGGATACGCAGGAGAAGTACTAGGTGGTTTTATAACACCTGTAAGAGTGTTAAAAGATTTAATAGCTACCTTTGATGAAGACGAAGCTATAGTCAGAGACTCTAGTAGTGTAGAAGGAGTTGGTGGAAGAGAGAGATTTACCAATGCCTTTATGAATAAAATTCAAAAGAATGTGCCATACTTATCACAACAACTTCCTGAGTTTGAGTCTGCTACTAGAGGTGAACGAGTATTAACACAGTCTCCTTTTCTAGGACAGGCAGTTGGTTTAAGATATAAAGAGAGACAGAAACCTGCTGAAGCAGAGTTAACAAGATTAGGTTTTACCTACAATAAAATATTTCAAACAAGGGGAGATAAAAGTGCCGATGCTTTTGTTAAACGAGCATTAGGTCCTTTGGTAGATGATTACCTAACACCTTTCTTTGAAACAGAAACATATAAAGATAAAAACGAAAAAGAAAAACAAGCAGCAACAAAGAATAGATTAATTAAATTAAGAGAGGTAGCTAGAAAGCTAGGTAATGTTGAAGCTATTAACAAAGCTAGAAAGGAAGGCAAATCATTTACTCCTTTTGACAGAGAGAAGTGGATAAATACACCTGAAACAGCAAGAGTGTTAGCTAATGAGTATTTCTTCAACCATCCTGATCCTGAATATAACGGCAAGACAGTTGAAGAACTTGGCTTTTATACGTTAGGTTCTAAGATAGGTAGGCTTTTACAATCTAGGCAATAGCCTTACCTCTTATCCCCACTACCACCTAGTACACCACGTTGTTTTCTATCACTTAACTTATCAAGATTAGACTGCATCAATGCACCTAAGTCTAGGTTAAGATGATCAGCTAACATAGCACAGTACCATAGGACATCCCCTATTTCCCCACCAAGATCGTGACTCTTCTTGTTGTCACGTATAACCTTCTTAGCTTTATTAGCTATCTCACCTGCTTCACCAACCAATCCCAAACTTAAATACTCAAGAGCTTTATCTTTAGGAAAGATGGCAGTCTCCTTTGCTTTTGTTTGGTAGTCTGATGCTACCAATAAACATTTTTTTCTATCTTGCATAAACTTCCTTGCTTCCTCTTCTAGTTTCATAATTAATAACTTTCTTTAAACTTTGTGCGAATGCAGAATTAAATCCACGTAGCCATTCTCTGTATTGCATACTGTTTGCACTATACGGTGGCACAAGAAGTTTGTTGTTGTGATCTACTCCTCTGTAAAAAGCATTCCTTCCTTTATCAAACTGTATCCTCAAGGGTGCATCATACTTCTTTAATCCATGCCTACGTTTTAGCATTCTTCATCTCCTCTATTTGATTTTTAAGTGCAGTGTTTTCTTGCATTAAAGAATTAAATATATTTAAGAGCTTCATCTTTTCGGATGAGCCTATGATCAACTCTTGTACTTCTAAAGCTGTCATTGGTTTTGTTTCTTCAGTCATAATATTCTCCTTTCTATGTTGCTATTATGTCTACGACCTCACATACACCTGCTGTGCATGCGAGTTCTTTACTACCTGCTGTGGTGTCAATTCCCTTTTCAAACTCAGAGAGCTTATCCCAATCAACACTGCTAGGCATTTCTTTTATTAGTTCTTCATACTTATCTTTATCAATCGCTTGATAAGGAGCTTGTGCATAAGTGTGATCACTGTGTGGTAGGAAACTTATTCCTGATATGTCATCAAAGTTTCTGTATACCCAAGCTCCAACATTCAACCAATCATCTTCTTTGACAGATATAGTTACAGATGGTTTGTGTTCACACCAATACCTTTGAAATGTTTCCCAAGTACGTAGCTGATCTAATGCACTAAGCTCTGTCTGTGCACCTTTGGGAGCTTTCATAGGAAAGCTAAACACTGTAGTGCTATCAGGCTTCATTACATCAGGTTCATTGGGTATACCTGCTGACTTCATAAACTCTGTTAGAGGGTCTTTGTTATCACCACGTACAGTACGGATATAATACTCACTATACCTAGTGTGTATGCCACTAGCACTGTCTACTAGTTGAGATACAGTACCACTTGGTTTGACACAGGTGATAGCAGTTGACTGTGGTATGCCTAATTTCTTTGCAAGTTTTTTGTTTGTATCAACGGCTTTCTTTTTTAGTTTTTCTAATATGTCACCAACTCTTTCTCCGTCAAATATTTGCTGACCATCCTCAAAGAAGATTGTATTATGAGCATTAAATAATTCGCTGTCCATTATACCTGTTAGTGATACACCAAGTAGTCTCTCTTCTTCTGTGTTATCTTTCCATATCTTGCGTAGATATTTAAAGTCTGTAAGAGTAGACTGTAATGTGCCTAGTATTGTAGCCACCTCTACCTTTTCAAGTAGTGTCTCTTCAGTGTCGTCTGATCTAACAACTACTTCAGATAGATTACAGAATTGATAAGGTCTAAGTATAATTTCACTACAAGGATTGCAACCAAAGGCATGATCAGTATCACGTCTTCCACTTTTGCCTGCTTGTTTCTTAGCTGAGTCTCTATTAAAGATACCACGTTCTCCTGACTTACTCTCTACTAGAGCTAACCATTCACGCATAAATGTCTCCATACTTATCTTACCTTTGTAGGCTACACTATTATTTGCTAGTGCTCTTTGTCCTTCATTCTCCCACCACTGACCTGACTTAGCATGTCTCATTTGATCGTCACCTAGATTTGAAAGACTGATGAGGGCAGATCGTCTAACCCCTCCAACGACTACTACCTCACCAATCTTACACATTATGTCGTGGCATTCAATAGGGTATAATCTTCTACCTGCTGCACCTTTAAACTTACCGACACAAAACTTATAAAAATCTACTAATGGTTCAGGACCTGATGCCCTACCACCAAATGTTTTTAACCTAGCACCTGCAGGTCTAACATCTTCTACATCAAACTCAGGAACTTGTCCTACATAAAGCATAGCAATAAGTTCTCTCACTGCTCTTGCCCAACCTGCTCTTGAATCACCTACCTTAATAACAGTAGTGCTGTCTTCAAAGTGTTCATTAACCACAGGTAACTTATCTACGTTCTCTCTTTCAACTGAGAACCCTACACCTGTACCACACATAAGTATGTACATACATTCATCAAAGGCACGAGGGCTATCAACAGGTAGATATGAACAGTTATACCCTGCAACATTACATTTATCTAGTGCTGTACCTGCTGTCATTAGTGCTCTCATACTTGGCATAACATTTAAGTTAGCTATGTTTTTAAATATCTTATCTTGTAATTCTAAAGACAAAGTAAAATTGTGTTTCTTAGATACATGATTAACAACATAATGTACATATCTTTCTACTGTCTCTGTCCATGTTTCTCTTCTTCCTTCTTCAGGCAACCATCTTGCATAGCGTGATAGTGCTATAAAGTTTTGATAGTCTGTTGGTAGTGTGTGTTCATTGTTCATCTTTTATCTCCTGTGTTACTTTCATTGTCTTAATTGTTACTCCATTGATGTCGTGTAAATATTCACGAACACCGTCTTCTAACTCTTCCGTTATATCTCCATCAGATGGTACAAGATAATCGTCAGGGTCTACGTCTAGATTTAACCACATTCTAACTTGTATTTTCATTTGTAATCTCTATTAGTTTATTTAAATACCAACTAGCTTTCTTCAAGTCTTGCTTTCCACTTTTATATCTATATCGCCATATGTATTTCATTATGTTTCCTTGTAGATAATACTCAAAGCCTACGTCTGTAGCAGCTTGAATGGCATCAATACATTCTATACCTCTTTGATTGTAGTGAGGTGGGTGGTTTACCATATCAGATTCTTCTGCTTTAAACTCATCAATAGTATTACCCTTTTCAAACTCTATCATTTCTTTTACTGTTGCATTCATTAGGCACTCCCTTCTGTATCAGATTTAAAATCAAGTGAGATGACATTACCATCTTTACTTTTAATTGTCAACTTATCTTTTACTCTTGTGTCTTTTTTATTTAACTCTTTTGTAAACTCTTCTATCTCATACATTAAATCTTTATCTACTTCCATCATAGGAACAATGCTTGCCATACAAGTACACAAATGAAACATTGCTTCGTTGTCCATATTAGTTAAACCATTTTCTTTTGAGGTTACTATATTTATTTCTACTTGCCCTGTCCAAGCTCTGTTTGTATCTAGGGTAGGTCTGACACTTATTATAAAGTCTTCAGGTTTAAAATGTTTTGAATCTATTTTTTTCATATCTAACTCCTTTTTATTTTTCTACCCCTATAAGGAATAAAAGTTTTTGTTAATGTTTTTCCTTTTTCTTTTAGCCATTCTTCAGGTATAATTCTATCATAATAATTAAACCCATATCTTATACACCACTGTGCATAAGAAGACTTTGCACCTTTACGTAATTTTCTTTTACTATTTGTAAACACAAAACGAATATCTAATTTAGGATGTTGCTTCTTAATAGCTATATGTTTTCGCCTATCTAAAGCTGTGAACATACCTTTTGTTTCAATTATTATTCCATTGTTTAATACAAAGTCAGGAGTATAGGTGCGATATGCAAGGTCTTCCCACTCAATCTTTACCTTTTCATAAGTAAATACTATCTTTAACTTATTTAAGTAAGTGGCAACAGCATCTTCCAAACCACTCCTATACCCATTCTTTCGTGCTATATGTTTAGCACTGTACGCTGACATAACTAGAAGTTATACCAACGAATTGTTCCGTTGTAGTTATCGTTGTCTCTGCTTAGATAACCTAACGACTTCATCTCTTCACGCACTAGCTTCTCTGCTTCTTTGCGTTGCTCTATAGCTACACGTAGCCCTTCTGTTCTACGCTCCCTATATTCTTTCTTCATTGCGATAAGTTCTTTTTCTTTTTCTTTAATCATATCACCTAGTTCTTCAATTGTTGTTGTCATATATTTAGCTCCATATTTTCTTTGCTTCTTGTTTTAGTTTATAACCCCAAGTCCATGAATCATAGTTAGGGTATACTAAAGAAGCTAACTCATGTCTATCATTGCTGACGGACAAAAATTTCTGTATACTAAATGCTACTTTCTTTAGTTGCTTTTTGTACACAGATAAATTATCTAGTGTGAACTTCTTATAATCTTTTGGTGTAGCAAAAAATAAGTCCACACTATTATCAGGGTATGCCATAGAATAGAAAGCCATCTGTCTCATCTGTGCTTCAGTTGGTTTAGATGGCATGCGTGTTGTTGTTTTTAAATCTACTATCTTATCTTTAAATCTAAAATCAATGTAACCCATAACAGGTATAGGCATATCTTCTAGTTCTACTTCTACTCTTTCTTGGTAGTCTTGCAGGTCAGTGTAGTCAAAGTTGTCATCAATAATTTTGCCAAAGTTTTTTAAAAGTTTCTTTTCTTTTTCTATCTTGACATCTTCAAGGTCAAGTTTAAATTCAATGCAAGTGTCTATATATTTTACTTCCAAAGAATCAAAGTCAAACTTTCCTGTCTTATATTTATCTGCTAAGACAGACTCTTGCACTATACCTCTGACTGCACCTGCTCCACTGCCTGATTTAACACCAAACAAATACCTAGCTACCCACATAGGCACATCGCTTATGTAGGTATTCATGCTGCTAGGCGATAGGTAGTCAATGTTGTGTACCTCAAATGGATTATTCTTCTTCATTAAAAAGGTATCTCATCTTCAACATCAACAAGGTTCTTAACTACATCCTTATCAGATGTAGACATATCTGCAGGCTTCGCTTTCTCATTCCATGCATTGAATATGTATGAGTTATAGTTCTCAATCCATTGCATAAAATCAGAGAAGTGATCTTGTGTGCCATCATCTACGTCTAATACATCTGAGTTTAAGGATGCAGTAGGTAGGTAGTAGGAGTTACCGTTAGGCAACTTTCTTTCTTCAGAACCTAGTCCTATTGTGTATTGTACAGGTAGGTGCTTTCTACTACCAATCTTGGCTATGGGTTCGCCCATTATTTTAAATGCATCTCTGTTGTCTACTTCCCATATGAATGGTAAGTTTCCAATCTCCATTGCATCATTACCATCAGCATCCAATACTGAACCTGCTGATAGAGTTCCAATCAATACTCTTACTCTCTTGATACTCTTCAAGAGTTCCTTTGTCTTGACAGGTAATGCTTGGTAATCCTTCACAAAACCTGCAGGCTTTCCACAGTTAAACCCACCTGTGTTATCCTTGAGGTCAACATTTAAGTTATCTGCCATAATAGTCTTGACATAAAAGCCTTTACCTGATTCAGGTTTGACAAACTTCTTATACATAAATCTCTGTACATAAGGTCTGATTGTAACATCGTCAGAATAAAATACACTCTCACTAGATAAGTCATCTATCTTATAAGAACCACCATTGACTATGGCAGCCTGTGTTTTTTTACCCTTGACTTCAACCTCACCCATAATCGGTGAGTGTTGTATTTTAAGACGAGCAAGTTGTGCTGTCTGTTTCTTTTGGGTTAGGTCTACTCCCATCCCCATCTTCTGTGCCATATCGGCAAAGTTATTTGTATCTATATTCATATATATAAACTCCTTCTGTTAAGTGTTCTAGTTATATCAGCTAACATCCTTCGTGTCAAGCCAATTATTACCTATTTTTGCTTCTAATACTAATGGTACATTTAAATCTATTTTAAACTGTTTGTCAACAATTATTTTCAATCTATCATTAGTATTTTTTATTACACCAAGAACTGATTCAACCTCGTCAGGGTGTACATCTATTACAATACTATCATGTACTGTATTAACTATGCATGACTGCATACTGTGTAGTTGTTTCTCTATATCTAATAGAGTTATAGGAACTATATCTGCTGTCGCAAAGCTCTGCACAGGAAAGTTCTTTATCTGTGTAAAGTGTGTAGGTGAACCATTAAACCTTCTCTGCACATCAGGAAAAGCAAATGACCTACCTGATGGTGTCTTTATTCTGCCATCATTCAGAGCTTCCGTAGCCAATCTGGCATGCCAAGATGCGATTCCTTTGTACTTTTCCGTGAACTGTCTATAATACGTTGCTTCAGCAGGCGACCTCCCAAACCCTGTAGCTCCGTAGAGTGGTGCGAACGTGTGTGCTTTCGCTTCTTGCCTACTAATCTTTTGACCACCTTCAGTAATAACTTTGGCAGTGTAGTTATGTACGTCAAACCCATTGTTTATCTCCTTCATTGCTACTTCATCCTGTGACAAATATGCAGCAGTTCTAAACTCTAGTTGAGCAAAGTCTGCTTCAAGTATCTTGCCACCTTCCCATCGTGAAACAAACACACGCTTAACAGGAAACGTGCCACCTCTTGGCATATTCTGCATGTTGGGGTCTGCTCCACTAAACCTACCTGTCGCTGTACGGTGTTGTAATAATCTAACGTGTAGCTTTCCGTCAGACTTGATGTTAGATGCTATGCCCTCAACGAATGAAGAGAGGTAGCTATCTAAAGCTGATAGTCTAATTACTTTTTCTAAGAAGTTTTCTGCTCTGTCCATATTCTTTTGACGAGCAACGGACTTTAAGTATTGAAGACTGTTCTTACTTGTAGTAAATCCATTAGCTGATATCCACTTAGCAGTCGGTGGTGTAAAACCCATACCTGCTAACTCAGATGTAGGAATAAACTTATATCCTAGTGCGTCACATTCTATACATCTGTTCTCGTTTGCATAGGGTGTACCATCCTTTCTAGTCTTTCTAATCTTTCCGTGTCCGTGACACACGTGGCACTGTTCTGCCTTAGTCTTTCTAAGTATCTCTGCCTTGCTATTTATAGCTAAACGAAACTCATCTTTTGGCATGTGAGAATTGAATGTCATAACCCAATCGTGTTTGTCTATAGGTTTTCTAGAATATATTAACCACGACAGTTGCTCAGGACTATTTAAATTTACAGGTGTGTCACCCATAAAATATCTAGTCTCTTTGTTTAGCTCTGTCTCTATCTCTCTCTTCTCTTGAGTAAATAACTTACGTACCTCATCAAGACCATCAACGTCAACACTAAAACCAACACGATAAATCCTAGCCAAACAAAGGGCAACACTATTAGTAAGAGTAACAGTGTCCAAAAGATGTTCATATTGTGGTGACTGTAGCTTCTTGTATATTTCATTTGATAACTCCTGTGTTGCGTGTAAGTCTGCTGACAGATACTCTGATAACTCATCAGGTGGTATGTCTGCCACACTATAACCTTTCTTAAAGTATTCTTTTAATGTGTCTTGTTTCTTTGTGTCAAGGTCATATCTTTCTGCACATAGCTCTAGTGTAAGAGGTTGCTTCTGTCCTTCTTGTAGTATGTACTCTCCTAACATAGTATCAAACACATCTCCTTCATATTTAAAACTAGACTCCCACAACCACATTAAATCGTGAACAATATTGTGTCCAATCAACACGGTTGCTTCATCAAGTAGTGATTGTATTTTATCGTAAACATTTTCTTCATTCATTCTATACAGATACTCATCACCTTTCTCTGTAAGTATGCCTACCATTACTAGTTCATTCCTCTCTTCAAAAGGGTCAAGATGTAGTTTACCCTCACGAGTTTGAACTGTATTCTCTACGTCAATTGTTATCTTCATAAACTCTCCTTATGTTTAGTCATATATATGACAGCTTTTTTAAGTCTTGTCAAGCTATCTTTGAACCCACCTAAACCTACGTTACAATGATGACATAACCAACCTCTAAATGTACCTGTGTCGTGACAGTGGTCTAACACCCAATTCTGTAGACGTGGTTGATTATACTTGCCTATCTCTTCTATATCTCTGTCGCATATAGGACATTTGTAATCATCAGCAGGGTATGGGTGTTGCTGTTTTAGTTTCTTGACCAAGCTAGATTGATTTCTCATGCAAGTTCTGCATGTTCTTTTAATTTCTGTAGGTTTATCACTAGCATAGTTCATCGCACTGAACTGATCTATGGGTTGTTGTGTATTGCATTTAATGCATACCAAGGTATCTTTAATAACAACCTTTTCTTTTATTTTGTTTCCAAATAAATCTCTCATGCGTTGTACCTAGCTAATAAATAATCTAGCTCACAGTGTACACTACCGTGCCAACCTGATAATTTATTCTTGACAATGTTAAGATGTCTTTGTGCATCCTCTTCGTCTTGTCCTTCTACTTGTGGGTTCTTTGCTATCAGTATCATTAAATCAGCTTCAGCTGCTTTACCTGTACGTGACCCTTCCATCATACTCTGATTAAGTATAACCTTGCCCTCTGCTTCTGCACTTAGCTGAGACATATATAATATAGCACAGTTATATTGCTTTGCTATCTGTCTAGCGTGTATGGCACAGGCTTTGAGTGCTTCATCAGGTCTAGCATGTCCTTTGTAGGTGGCAAACTTATCACCCATATCAAGTACAACTATATCAGGTTTAGACTTCTTGACTGCTGACTCAACCCAACCCATATCAAGTCCTGTTGTATCCTTAATAAATATATTCTTACGCAAGGGTGCATATATCTCATTAGCTCTTTGCATATTAGCTTTCACCTCGTGTAAGTTCATACCTGTACCTGCTGTAAGATACCTTGCACCTACCCTGTGATAGCCTTCTTCATTACATAGGATAATACACTTAGCACCTTGTGATGCAAACCCACCCGGACCTGCTATGAGACTAGCATGGAATGATGTCTTACCTGTGTTGGGTCTTGCACCCACCTCAATAAGATGTCCTGCGTTGATACCCTCAATCTTCCTACATAATGTAGGTATGTTGAATGTCCACCTTGCTTCAAGGTCATTCTTATCTAGTAGGTTTTCTATGCTGATGTCATCCCACTCTATGTTTAAGGTAGGTGTGAAGTCATCTCCATACTGCTCTAACATTTTACGCAAAGGTTCTAGAGAACTCTGTGTACCATTAACATAATCAAATCCTAAGTTTGCAATGTCCTCTCCTATCACCTGCTGAAATAACTTAGACAATACCTCTTGTGCTACATCATCACCCATAGGTTTCTCACTCTTAACCTGTCTGAACATAGCACCATACGCATTCTTCTGTGCTGTAGTCATACTAGGATTACTAGAAAGAAACAGTGCCTGCACTTCATCAGGTGTCACCGTTCTCTCATATCTCTGCATAGCTTTGTCTATAACAGACTTTATCTTTTGTGCATCCTTACTAAATAATCTGTTAGGACACCTTGCTCCACGATGATCCTCGTAGAACTTCTTGTTCATTAAACTTCTTAATAGTGCTAGTTCCATATCATCTCCTTTAAATTATTAATATCTATTTCTTCTTCATACTTTAAGTCATCTGTTAAACGCAGTACCTTAGCAGTACGTACCCAACTTTGCAACTCTTTTCTTATCTGTAATGTTTTTTGCAGTGCATCAGGGTCTAGTGCAACTACAACTGTGTCAAAGTTATGGCATATAAATCTTTTATGCTCGTCTAATAAATTTGTACCAAGCAATGCGACACCTGTTATGCCATGATTAGCTACAGTACAAGCACTATAGCAATCCTCTACAAGCACACAACTATTGTCACCACCATCTCCTGACTTACCATTCCAAGATACGAAAGGATGTCTGCTACTACCGTATCTTTTCCACTTAGGTAATCGTTTATCTGTGGATGCACCAATTGCATCTACAACTACACCCTTCTCACTATCTTTTATTAAGAACACAGCCCTGTCTTCTTTAACATCATGCAGGCAATGGTCTTTCCATATCTTCTCTTTCCACGATAGTCCACCAATAGGGTTATGAAATATCTCTTCACGGATAGGTACAATATGTTCAGGAAGCACAAACTTATCCTCAACAGTAGGTTGTTTTATGTTTTTTATTTCATCTACTGTTAGGTTCACTCTTCTGTTACCACTAACAGAACAACTAGCTTTGTAACAGTTAAATAATATAGAACCCATACTATTAGTAATAGTGAAAGTATTTTTACCACCACAGAAATGGCAGTCCATTCTTTTTGTAGAACCTGTAGATACATCTACATCTCTTAATATATCATCTATATTCATTTGTTTAACATCCTTTCTGTTAACAGAGTTAATATCATATTTTTAACTTAAAGGCAAGTACCTCATAAGCAAATCTTTTCTAAGTGTGGGTGCATCATTAATAATTCTTCGTGCCACTTTAGAAAATCTAAACTTAGTGTAAGGTACATACTTACCTTTAATAGGTTTGGTTTGTGGTGCAATGTAGTCTTGAAAACCAAAGTCATTCTTCTGCTGTTCAAGAGTATGCAACAAGTTTGCACACCAACTATCATCTACATCATCCCAAGTCCACTCAAATATATCTTTGAACTCTAGTCGTGGTGGCTGAAGTTCATACACAATCTGTGCAATCACACCCACATTTCTATATTCAAATTTACTATATGAGTGTTGCAAAAATGCAACGACTTCAGCCCTTGTCCAAAGATTAGTATACACGTTCCCAAGCCGTTTCATCTGAAGACAATACGTAGTCTGAATAAATATTTGGTTGGTCTGTATTAGGATTTTTTGTTGGTGAAAAACTCAGTGACGTGTG